ACAACGGAAATGATGGACAAAGTGGGGATAGTGGTTCAAGTGGAACCAATGGAAATAGTGGAAATAGTGGAAATAGTGGAAATAGTGGAAACTCTGGTACAAGTGGAACTAACGGAAATAGTGGACAAAGTGGAGATAGTGGGTCAAGTGGAAACAACGGAAATAGTGGAAATAGTGGAGACTCAGGTTCAAGTGGTGTAGGTGGTACAAGTGCAAATAGTGGAAACTCTGGAATGACAGATGGAAGTTCATCATCACCAGGAGCGTTCTTTGCAAGTGATACCAACACTGGTTTCTTTAGACCATCAGCAGATACTATTGGGTATGCAGTAGGTGGTTCTGAAGAATTTAGGATGGCAGCTAATGGTGACTTTCATGCAGATGGAGATATCATAGCATACTCAACTACTATTGCTTCAGATAGAAGATTAAAAGAGAATATCAATCCGTTAAAATATGGTCTTGAAGAGTTGTTAAAACTAAACCCAGTATCTTATGACTGGAAATTAGGAGATAGAAGTAGTGATATAGGTATTATAGCACAAGAAGTGATGGAAGTAATACCAGAGGTAGTTACTAAAAAAGAGATAATAGGTAAAACAAAAGATTTCTTACAAGAAAACTATCCAAATGAGGAACCAGTTAGATACTCAGTTGATTATGGAAAGTTGTCTATTATATTGATTAATTCTGTAAAAGAGCAACAAAAACAAATAGAGGACTTAAAGGGTAAAATTAAAAAACTTGAAAAAAATGTTTAGTCTAACACAAAACAGAGTTCATACAGATAAACCTTTTTTCTTACCAACATACGAATTGTTTGATAGATTTTACAATCATTATTTTATTAAGCACCCAAGTGTAGAAAAATTAAATTATTTTGAATTTGGTTTATGTGGTAGATTTATGAGGGAATCTACTTGGGACATTGATATCAGACTCATGGGAAAACCAAGAAAGAGTGACTATAAAATCATATCTGATTTCTTTAGAGATGTTACAGATTCTGGACTAAACAAATACAGACTAAAAATTGACATAGATTGTATGGAATCTCCAGAAACTATAAACCAATATAATATTAAGTTTAACTCAAATAAAAGATATTTATACATGACAACATATGTAGATTATGTAAAGCAATTTGTAAAATATGATGATAAATCTTATAAAACTACTGATTACTATAATTCAGATTATTGTACTAAAGTAGAAAAAGTATCAGATAATCTATGGAAATTGGATTGGAAGTATGATTTACAAAAGTATAAAAGAAAGTACTTAAATAGGATAGTGCCAAAAATGATAAGTTTAGACAGATATAGGGAGTTAGTATAATGGCAGTTCCAAGTAGTGGTGAATTATCTTTAGCTGGTATTGCATTAGAGATGATACAAAACCTTTATCAAGGTCATAATCCACTTCCACCTGGTCCAAACCAGGTAAATAATGTTTCACTTATAGGGCCAGCACCCAATTATCCACAACCAACTGGTCAGAATGGAATCTATTCTCCAGTTTATGCTTTATATGCAGAGGATACCAGTTTTTATGGTACCCATCCAACCCACAAAACCAGAGCTGCAGCTCCACCAGGTGATTATCCTTTTATGTGGACAGACGCATCTGATGCAAGAGCGTTAGCAGATATATCACTTGGTGGTATGTCCTCTTCTACATATCAATTTTCAAGTGGAGTTATGTCAGCAGGAAGTCCAGGTCCTGTTGCAAATGGTGTCGGGCCAAGAACAGCTGCACATGAACAAACATATGAATTTTCTTCTACTGGTCTGGGCCCTACTGGAATAGATGCAAAAAGTACAATAATGTATACTATATTCAGAGGTGGAAGTAATGGTGGTGGTCAACATATCGTAGGAGCATATGTATACACTTCTGGAACTGGTGGAGTAAGTGGTGGTCCTGATAAATTTGTTTTCGTAGACCCAGATGGAGATATAAATGAACCCACTCATCCTGAACAAGAAGCTCCAGCAGCCGTTGTCCATCCAGCAACAATAGGAATTAACACTGCGAATCCAAGTGCAAATAGACCAGATGGAGCGACTTCAACCAACCAATCTGCTATGTCAGAGTGGTATAGTTACGACCACGATTATGTGGCACCTGCAAGTCCTGGAGTTTACATGGGGTCAGCTTTATTTAGTGGTGATGGTAGCACTACTTTGTATACTTATAATATAGATTTATCAGACCCAGATTATGCAGGAGGACCAGTAGTTGGTGTTGGGACTACTCAATATTTAATTTTTGCATACAAAAATGGTAATAATCCTCCAGCAAGTAATTTTAGGGGAGATGTTCAAGTAACGAGTTTTACCATGAATGGGACACTGGAACCATTCGCACCACCATACCCAAGTGCTCCTACAGAAAAATGGCAAACTTCAACTCAAGGACCAGTTATCAATCCTCGTGACCCATTACCAGCAACACCTGCAAATGCTATTACGGTTTACAACGCTATTCCAAGTTGGACAACCGTGCCTGGCCCATCTACTACTTCTGGTAGGTGGAATTACAGAACTGGTGGTACACCAAGTGGTGGAACTGGAGTAACAGACCCAGGTGGTTATATGTACACAGAAGTATCAGGTGGAGCATTTGGTCGTTGGTATATAGCAAGACTCCATACAGGAGGCCCGCTTACTTCAGATAGTGTACAATTACAAGTTTATCGTCTCGGTGGAAATATTGGTTCGTTGTTCGTTGGTATTTCAATTTCATAAGGAATATAATTATGTCTTGGAATGATTGTACATATATAACACAAAGTAATTTTGAAGAAGCAACACAGATAAATTATCAATCAGCATATGCTCAATGTGTTAGTGAAGTAAATATGTCTGGTTCAATATACATTACAGAAGAATCAGAACACAAATTATACATAAACTCTGGTTCACAATCTGGTTCTTTGATATACACAAGTCCATCACATGGTTTAGATTCAGAAGAAGTTGGTGGTTTTACAACTGGAAGTTTTTGTCCTAAATGTAGTTCTTATTTTATACATCATGGTAGAGAAAATATGATTCACTTTCATTCACTAACTGGTGAGACAATGTATAGATGGCAATACGAAATTAGTCAATCAAACAATGATATAAACTCAATAATGTATTTAACAGATGACCATAATATTGAAAATGTTGGGAGTGGTAGTACTTTAGCAAGATATGCTACTTCTGGAAGTAATCTTGATATGGTACACGAGTTGTGGACAGATTAATTTAATGTTTGAAAGATTTAAGTGATATTTATATTAAACTAATTAGTTAGGAGAAGTTATATGTCAGAAGATATTAAAAAGATAACCCCAGAAGAACTTGAAAATGTGCAAAAAGTCCGTTCTAAGTATCAAGAAATAACCGTAAAACTTGGTCAAATACAAGTTCAAAGAATGCAAATAACAAATCAAATTGAAATGTTAAATAAAACAGAAGAAGATTTAAGAAAAGAATGGGGAGATACTCAAGCAGAAGAACAGACTGCTATCTCAGATTTACAAGAAAAATACGGAAAAGTTAATATAAATCTTGATTCTGGTGAAATAAACGAGTCCTAAACACACTTTTGGGATTTTTAAATTATATTTATTTAAGAATTACTCTAACCTTAATTAATTAACCTATGGAGATAATAATATGGCAGAGAAAGTCGTATCCCCAGGTGTATTTACCAACGAGAAGGACTTATCGTTTCTTCCTGCTGGTATCGCACAAATAGGGGCAGCAATTGTCGGGCCTACAATGAAAGGTCCAGCATTTGTACCAACACCCGTAGAGTCATTTAATGACTTTAAGGAAAAATTCGGTGGGTTGAATCCTGATTTTTATGCACCTTATGCAGTACAACAATATATGAAGAACGCTGGACGAGTTACAGTTGTTCGTGTACTACATTTAGGTGGATATTCAGTTAGTAACCCATTGTTCATTTATGGTGCAGCTTCTGGTTCAGCAGGAGCTGATACTGGTTCATTAGGATACTTAGACGAAAAACTAATGGCAGTTTTAGCACCTACGGTTCAGAATCCAACTGGTGACTTCGCATCTTCATCTCTATTTGAGATTGGAGCGTCAGCAGATGAATTAGCAGACAGAAGTGGTAGTGAATTTGATTTTGGCTCATCTTATGCACAAGTCAATAGTTCAGTATTTGGACTTGAGTTGAGTGGTAGTGGAGTAGCAGCATCAATATATACTGCATCTTTATCAAGCACAGATGATAATTATATCACAAAAGTCTTTGGTGAAAACCCAAGAGGTGATAAAGAAGCATATGTATACTTGAACTTACCTCAAAACCAAGCGGATATTACTATAGCAGCAATATCTATTAGTGGTTCAGCAGGTGATGTTACAACTACAGCAGCTAAGTCGGGTTCTGGAGCAAATGGTGCTGGTGTATTCACATCAACACCACTGGACTTCACAAAAGATTACAAACCAGCAACATCACCTTACATTGTATCACAAAAAGTGGGTGGTAGTGCAGTTAATCTTTTCAGATTCCATACTCATTCACATGGTAGTAACACTAATAAAATCGCTAAGATTATGATTAGTGATATTAGACCACCAGCAGATGCTAAAGCAGGTGTGAATCAAGACTATGGTGATTTCACCGTAACGATTCGTGGGGTCAAGAACTATCATGGTTCTGAAGATACTGAAAGAAGTCAAGACATTAAAGCAACTTATCAGAAAGTTAACTTAGATAAAGACTCACCAAGATACATTGAAAAAGTAATTGGTAGTCAGTATTTTGAAGTTAACTCAGATGGTAAACTTGTTTTACAAGGTGGTGACTATCCTGCAGTTGATGACTATATCTACATTGAAATGGTAGATGGTGTTAAGAAAAAGACACTATCTAAAGACCTTGTACCAGGTGGATATCGTAAGATTAATCTTCCGATAAACGATGGTGGTGAAGGTATATTAGCAGCATCTCAAGTCGTACAACAGATTGATGATGATGGTAATGTAAACTTCAATGTAGCATATGGATATAACTACTGGTCTGGTTCAGCAGCACTATATGAACAAAACCTTAACTATTTAGCACCAATACCTGATAGTCCGTTGACAACAAACCAAAGTGATTTTGATTTGTTTGCGCAAGTGGGTACGGTTGGAGCTGTTAGTCCTTATGTTGATGAGAGTGTAACTCTAACATTAACTAATGGTAACCCAGCACAGAGGAAATTTATTGTTCCTATGCAGGGTGGTTTTGATGGTAAGAATCCAGCAGACGATGTTAAAGTTGGTTCAGAAATCGTAAATACAAATACACAAGGATTTGACATTTCTTCAGCAACCGCAAGTGGTTCTGTTGCTTATACAAGAGCGTTAAATGCAATATCTAATCCAGATGAATTTGATATTAACATGATTGTGGTTCCAGGTGTATTACAAGGAATCCATCCAACTGTAACAACTAAAGCAAAAAATGTAGCAGAAGATAGAGCAGATGCTTTCTATGTAATGGACGCATTTGAATACTCAACTGCAGTAACATCAGCAACAACTCAGTTAACTTCGTTTGACTCAAGTTATGTTGCAACTTATTACCCTTGGGTACAGATAAGAGATGTTGATAACAATACATATGTTTGGGTTCCACCATCAGTTGTTGTAGCAGGTGTAATAGCACAAAATGATGCATTAGCACATGAATGGTTCGCTCCAGCAGGATTGAATCGTGGTATTACAGATGCAATTCAAGTTAAGAGTCGTTTGACTCTTGCAGAAAGAGATGACCTCTATGAAGCAAGAATCAATCCGATTGCAACTTTTCCTGGACAAGGTATTTGTATTTGGGGTCAAAAGACACTTCAAATCAAACCAAGTGCATTGGACAGAGTTAATGTAAGAAGACTCTTGATTGCAGTTAAGAAGTTCATCGCATCAGCAACGAAGTTCTTAGTATTTGAACAAAACAACGCAGCTACTCGTAACAGATTCTTAGGTATAGTTAACCCTTACCTTGAGTCAGTTCAACAGAGAAGTGGTTTGTCAGCGTTCAAGGTCGTAATGGATGATACGAATAATACTCCTGACTTAGTTGATAGAAATATCATGTATGGTCAGATATTCTTACAACCTACGAGAACTGCAGAGTTCATCATACTTGATTTCAACATATTACCTACAGGAGCAGCATTCCCTGAGTAATTGGTGAAAACATAAAAAAGTACAGAAAACCCTCTTTTTAGAGGGTTTTTTGTTTTAAAACTGGACGAAAATTCAACTAAGTATATATTTATTACCGAAGAACATATTAAACTTTGGAGAAGTCAAAATGGCAGAATTATTAACACCACAAGAAGTATTTTTTACAGCGTTTGAACCAAAGGTTCAGAACAGATATGTCATGTATCTTGAGGGTATCCCAGCATACTTGATTAAGACTATGCAGAGACCTACTCTTCAGTTTGGAGAAATAGTACTTGACCATATCAATGTAAAAAGAAAATTAAAAGGTAAAGCAGATTGGCAGCCTATAACAATAACATTATATGACCCTATCGTTCCAAGTGGAGCACAATCGGTCATTGAATGGATTCGTTTATCACATGAGTCTGTTACAGGTCGTAATGGATACGCAGACTTCTACAAGAAAGACATAGTATTTAATGTACTTGGTCCAGTAGGTGATAAGGTTGAAGAGTGGTCACTAAAGGGTGCATACATTTCAGAAGCAAACTTTGGAGACTTGAGTTGGGCAGAAGAACAACCTGTAGAAATTAGTGTAACTATCACTTACGATTACGCAGTACTACAATTTTAATATAGTCCACACTATACTATACACCATAAGAAACCCCTGAAACTTTTTTAGGGGTTTTTTACTTTTAGTACATATTTATATACAGAATGGTTTTAACATCTAATATCGGAGTTAACAAAATATGAGCGAACAAGTAAAATCCCAGTTTCCAACTGAGATGATAGATTTACCCTCAAAAGGCAAATTATACCCTAAAGAACATCCTTTTTCTTCTGGACAAGTTGAAATGAGATACATGACAGCAAAAGAAGAAGATATTTTAACATCACAATCTCTACTAAGAAAAGGTATAGCATTTGATAAAGTATTAGAAAACTTAATTGTTGAAAAAGTAGATTTAGATTCACTATTATTAGGTGATAAGAATGCACTAATGATAGCAGCAAGAGTTCTCGGATATGGAAAAGATTACAAAATTTCAGTACAAGACCCAAACGATGTAGATAATAAAGAAGAAGTCAATGTAGACCTAACGAAATTAGAAAACAAAAAAGTTGATTTCAAAAGATTTATTGAAGGAACTCGTGAGTTCAATGTAAAACTACCTCTTTCAAAAAGAGAAGTTACTGTAAAAGTATTAACATCTGGTGATGATAAGATTATAGATGGTGAACTTAA